GTGTAGATAGTAGGTTGAGATCCTTGCCATATACTAAAACTTTCGTTAAATGAAAAATCAAAATCATCTATATCAAATATAGTAGCTCCAGATTGCTGTGCTACTTCTTCATTTAAGTCTGTTATTTTACCAGACGTGCTTGTCTCCCAATATATATCTAACCTTGATTCAGTAGGTTTTGTTTCATATATAGCTAAGTTTTTTATTGAGTAATCGTTAGGAGCTGCTGGTGGATCTGTTTGTCCAATCTGTTTCACTGTGCTTATTCTAGCAACTAATGGATTTGATTCATACTCATAAAAAGCTTCATCATATGGATCATTAGTACCACTAGCTGCGCTTAAATCTACGTTAAAAAGATCAACCATAGTAGATATAGTAGAAACTGTGTCTGCTTGTCTAGATGGAAAATACTGTTCGTTTAAAGCGCCAAAGTTAGTAGATAAACTTCCAGTGCTACCGTTAGCAACAACATTTGTATTTTGTACTCTACCAAAAAGCTCTACTGAACTTCTAAATTGTTTTTGCTCTGGACCTACCTCAGTTAAATCTCTAGGTATTTTATTTATATTGTCATTTAACAACGCAACATGCGATGTTAAACCTACTTCTAAAGTGGTGTCTAGTGGGTAAGCAGCTAATATACCTGGCAAATATACATTGTAATAATCTTGTTCTTGTTGTTTAACAACTATTTTCCATGAGAAAAAACCTAATGGATTATAATTAGGATCGCTTGGATTTCCATTGTAAACACCTGGATATAAGTTAGAAGTGTTAGGTGAAGTTGGTATTTCTGTGTTTAACTGTACCAACAAAGTATCTCCAGCCCAATCACCAATATTTACACCACTATCATTGTAAGGTGAAAATACAGTTGAAAACTGAGACGCAGAGCCACCACTAGCGTCACCTGAGTTAGACAATATTACAGATGTAGCTCTACCAAACCTATCTGCAAATACAAAACCTGCTTGATAGTTTCTGTTTTGTTTTAACGTAGAACTTGGATATTCAACTATACTAGTGCTCCAAAGCGTAGGATTTGTTGGATTTTGAGAAGATCCAGTGTTATTAAAAGCACGTTTTGCTGCTGCTCCTGTGTTATAATTTATATCTGAAGGAGGCGTGTGCTGAGTTTGAAAGTTTCCGTAAACAACTCTATTGCTAATTATTTCTTGAGCAAAAGCTTTAACAGGTATTTTATCAAACACTCTTACCGTTTGGGCTTCAGGTAAAGTTTTAAAAGGTTTAGTTCCAGAATAAACGTATTCTAATGTGTTTAATTCTTTTATAGTTAAAGTAGCATTCCCGTCGCCACCAGTAATAGTAACTTCATCTCCTTCAGCATAACCATCACCATCAGTCGATATTATAAGCGCAATTATTTCGCCTGTGTTACTTACAGCTTGAATATCTACTTGAAGACCGTTTCCACTACCATTTGTTGTTGTAGCTATATCTGTTCCAGTTGAATAACCACTTCCTATATTACTTATGAAAAACGGAGTATATTGAGCTTGTATGTCATTAGCTGTTAATGTATCTACTACTAAAACTCTTATCTCGTCAGACTCTTTATATAATATTTCTATTTCAGTTATTTTAAACTGACTAGTAACGTTAGCAAGTGTGGTCGTTGGTAAAGTAGTATCTTCTACAGATGGCATAGGTATACGTAAAGTAATTTCATTTACTTTATTTTCCATAAAATCTACGACTGTACTTCTATACGCTGCGGATTGGTCATTGTCATCATCTTCTGTTCCACTTGGATTAAACAGAAAATAACCATCTTGCTGAGGTATAAAAGTCTCTTGAGTAAAAGGCGAAAACACAGAATACTCTCCATCGTCATACTTAAATCTATATCCAAACCTTACAAATTTATCTTCTAAATAATCAGGATCACCTTGAAAAGTTGGATTATAATAAGGATTTGCTTCTTGGGCTTGAGGTAATGACTGGGGTAAATACTCACTAACAACATCTTTCATTGTTGTTTCGTAACCTTGATAAGGTTGCCCAGTAGTAGGGTCTATAGTTTCGGTTTCTTGCCACAATGTGGGTGCGATATATGGTGTGAATTTAGCAACACTAATACTATCTTCAGTATTGTAATAACCAACACCTTGCGATATTGCAGTATCTACATTTATTTTTCTAGGTTGGTTTTTGTTGTCCGTAAAAAATAATAAATTCTCTAAAAGATTAACACCTACAATAGGAGCACCTTCCCAAAAATTTATGAAACTAGATTGTGGACCTGTGCCACCTATTAAATCTGTTATAGATGAAAAAGTATCACCATTCCAAACTGCTTCAACAATTCTATGCGTAGCATTATTTGATAACGCAACAGAATATTCGCCAGCTGGATTGTTAGCTAAAGAGTTAGTTGTAAGAAACAAAAATACACTAGATCTTTCCTCTGAAACATAATGACCTATAATTTTTTCCGTTATATCTCCAGTAAAAATTTTTTGTATATTACCTAGTACATTTTCTAGAGCTCCAACATCTTCTGACTCTGACTTACTTACCTGTATATTAACAGCATTTCTATATTCTCCTTGTTGTAACAAACGATCATCAAGATCTTTGTTCATCTTAGATTTTATAAAAATGTTTTTACTTTCCGCCATTTAATTTTAGTGTTTTATCCATTTAGACTTACCACGCATTACTTGAGCTATTTCATCTAACTTGATATTAGATAATCTTATTTTAGTATTCCTTAATTTAGCGCTAGCTTCTCGCTTTAATCTTTGTATTAAGTATTCTGGTTGATTAATTCTACCTGCTAACACAGCATGAGATATATAAGCATACAAAGCATCTTCTGCCATTTTAGGAACTTTAGTATCACCATCATATGCTAGACCATCTGAAACATATTCTAAAACTATTAGTCTATCTCTAAGATTGCTAGAGAAAGATATTTTTCCTTCTCTTTCATTTAAATTAAACCAGCCGTTGTATTGCGCTAGCTTTGGATCATTTCCATACAACTGACCATAACCCCAAAGTAAATTACCACCATATCCTGAATCGTAACCCCACCAATCAAGACCCATATTATATTGTTCTTGGTCGTAAGCTTGATTTATTTGCGTGGTTTTATTTGTTTTCCATCTATTTTCTACTATGGAAGTTCCTTCTATATTTTTATCAAAGTTATCTTGAATAGCTACACCTTTATTATCTTGCAAAGGTATTTCATAAGGTGAATCAGTAAGATTATTAGATGGGTATATGATATGTTGAACACCAAGCTCGTCTACCCAAGAAGTTCTTACGTAATTAACATAGTCCTGTGGTAATGGTAACGATAAACTATGAGGTATATTAAGCTCTTGTGATTTGATACTTTTCAATGTGTCATAACTAAACTCTTGTAAACCTCTCTTTGCGTGAAAAATTAAATCAGTTCTTTTGGCACTAGGTATTAGTTTACCTTGGCCGACGTAAGCAACTATAAAATTGTTTATAACTTCGTCTAAACTAACATAAGCATAACTACCGTAATTTTTTTCTACAGTAGTTCCGTATGCTTTTTCTTGTTGGGTACTAGCGTAATTACCGCCATCCAGTTTTTTAAGTTGTACAACAAAATACGTTGTTGGACGTGATTGTTCTTTAACGTAATTAATTATAGTGACTGATACACCTGCTTGATATATAGCACCTCCATAACCTTGACCACTCCACTCTATTCTAGTTACATTGCTACCTTGATCAGTAACACTACTAACAAACGCCCATCCGTCGTTACCACTCATACCACTTGTCCATCCAGCGTCGGGTATAAGTATTAATGCCCCAAGTTCTACATCAGAAGTTAAAGAATCAGTTGCGACATCTACATAGGAGTTTCCTGGTGGAGAAGCGGAAGATCCAATACTAGACGTTACAATTCCAAGTGTAATTGTATTACCAGAAACTGTATACGCGTCAGTGTATTCTGTCCAACTACCAGGTGTTGATGTTAAACTAGAGTACAACTTAAAGTTGTTTAAAGCGTAATTAACCTGTGATGGATCATAACTACCAAAAACTAAATCAGTATTAAACGTCGTTGTTAAAGTCCATGGTGTAGACGTAAGAAATTCATCTTGATCTGAACTATTAAATCTAAAGCTTTGAGCGCCTTCGTAATATTGCCGATTATTCTCTGTAAGTAATGACATACGTTAACTTTTTTTATTTGCTTCTCTACCTGAAACTTGCTGAGATGCTATTTGAACTATAGTTGGATCTTCTATAATTATACCTGCATAAGCTAATATTCTAAGCACAACAGTTGTTTGTTCAGACGCATCAAGTTCAAAATTTAAAGAACCAATACCAGTTCCAGGGTCAAACTTAGCGTTATTATATAGATACTGACCTCTGTTGCCAACAGTAAAACCCCATATAACTTGATCAGGTTTTCTAATGTAATCTATGTTGACACCTGATGTTATAGTTGATGGATTAATATATAGCGCCATGTATGGTTCTAAATCTAATTGATCACCAGATTGTATACCTGAAGGAAGCCCTTCGTATAGATATGTTGGAAAACTTTCTGTTGCTTGTGTAAGTGGAGATCTTTGTATATTGTAAAACTCTGTTTTAGATAATCTTTGCACTTCTACTGTTTCACCATAAGCATTGGTGTAAGTAACAGTTCCTATTTTGTACACAAAATTTGTAGTATTATAATCATCTTGTGTTGGTAATTCAAAGTAAGTTAAGCCGTTAGGTAGTACTGGTGGTGATGCTGGTTGTTTATATGTAGCTTCACCAAATGTTTTAAATATAGCTATTTTTTCATCTAAATTTAAAAATCTATCAGCATAGTCTAAATCAGTTTGCGGCACACGTATTTGTTGATTTAAATCTTCAAAATATTTTTCAAATATTTCAAGTTGAACCTGTGTTGCTATCTTATTAAATTCATCAGGAGTTAAATAACCTCTCTGTTCTTTGTTTAATATAGACAGGACTGTTTGGTATACAGTGTTTACGTTTATTGCCATTTATATTTTTTTAAGTATTAGGGCCCGAACAAGCGAGCCCTTATACTAGTATCACTTGTTTATAATCTTTTTTCTATAGATTTGTAAACTTCTACACCTTCGTCAGTTTTAAACCACGCTGCTAATGCAGAATATGGATTTTCATCAAAAGGTACAGTCATTAATTTACGATCATTAGAGCCCCAATGGAAAGTTCTTTGATCTTGCGAAAGTTTAATGATGTTAGCTTCTATTGCTTTAATGCCAAAATTTCTAAGCTCAACATTTTCATCGCTAGCTAAATTTAAAAATAAAGCTGATTTTTTTCTAGCGAATAACATTAAATCTCTACGTATTTCCTTAGAAGACATACTTGATACAGCGCTACCTTTTTCTACTCTTAACACTGCTTCAGCTTGATTAATATCCATGTCTTTAGCAGCGTTTAACGCGTGTAACTGCAGTTCTATTTCATCTAATTCATCTTCCGCCACAACTTGAGAATCAAACTCATAATAAGATTTTTCTCTCATTGGGTGATATAAAGATAATAATTTTTGAAGTATTTGGTTTTCAGCAGGAACAGAAAGCACGCCATCTCTAAAAACAATATGACCTAAAGTAACCTCGCCTTTTTGTTCAGAAACAAATGGAGAATTTTGGTTTGTTGCGTATCTAAGTTCTTTTTGTTCATTGTTAACAGGATCAAACCAAAGCAGTGGAAATTTTCTACTATGCTTACTTGGTATTGTTAATGTTAACGGTTGCTTTGCGCCTTTAACTAAATAAGTTCTTGGTTTTATTTCCCACGAATTTACTTTTTTAACTTCTTTTTTAATTTGTTTAGGTGGTGCTACTACTACTTCTGGTTCGTGCACTTCTACCTTTTTAGTTTCTTTTTTTGCCATGATATAATAAAATTAAATAATTAAAAAGGCTATAGGGCGCCGAAGCGCCCTTTAACCTTAAGATGATTATGCTCCTTTGAAGATCACAAAGTTATTAGCAGCCTGCACAACTAAACATCTTTCTGACAAGAAGTTTACTGTCATAGCATCTAAATCACTAGTGAAAGCTCCACCAACAGAACCAGTCAACCAAGACTTCATACGTCTGTCATCAGCTTGTGAAGCACGATAACGTACGTGAAGGAATGGACGACGAATGTTCGTTCCTAGGATTTGATCATACACTGTTGAAGTACCAGCTGGTACAAGAACTCCTTCTACTGAAGCAGGCCCAGTTTGAGCGCCACGAGTTGAAGCATCGTTCAAGTATTTCCAGTCAGTCTTATAGAAGTCATAAGAACCTCTGCGGAAACCAGTGAACCCAAGATTCAAAGCCATTTCAGCTGAGTTTTCAAATAGTCCATAAGCAGTACCACCTTCGCCTCCTACAGAGATTTTAGCGAGCATGTCGTCAAATTCTAAGTTAGTGTTGCGATTCAAGAAAAGCATATTTTCTTCAATAGCTCCTTGAGTGTCTAGGTTACGTAGAATATCATCAAAGTCTGCAATACCAGTAGCAGCTGAAAAACCTACCATTTTATTTCCACGACCTTCGATCGCAGCAAACAAACCTTCAGTACCAGTTACACCAGTAATAGTAGATGTAGCACCCACTTGCTCACCTTCAACAACAGTCATTTCTAGGTAATCTTCAAAACGTAGTCTTGTTTCAGACTCAGCTTTTAGATACCATAGATATCCAGAAGTACCATCTTCAGTAGCAACTTCTACCCAACCGATCTGAGCTGTGTCAGAACCATTGATTGAATATGCGTTACGAATGATAACTGGTTTGTTAGAAAATTGCTTGAAAGCAGGAGTAACTGACATAATTGGATAGTCGTTACCACTTTTTTGCAATGTTCCAGTTCCAGCGATAGTAGTATTAGTTCCTTTTGGATATTCAGAACCGTATACAAAGATCTTCAGATCACCAACAAGTCCTTCAGTAACTAGGTCAGCAGAACCGTAAGGAAGTACTTCTAGCACACCAGTTGTAGTGTCAGAAGTAACAACCAAACATTTTGATTCAGCACCATTGCTATCTAGCACAACGATGGTTTGTTGTGGCGAAATAACGTTTTCTACTGGATTAGCACCGATAGCGATTGGAATAGTAATAGTGTTAGCTGCTCCACCGTTAGTACAACCATCATAAGCAATATGCAAACGATTTTGTTCAGACCAAATTACTTGATCAGATGTCATTGGCAGTTCAGCACCAACCATACGTAAGAATCCAGAAAGCGTGCGATTTCCGTAACGCTCTACTTCAGCTTCGTATAGTTCAGGCAGATATTGCTGCGCAAAGTTTCCTCCAGCAGCACCGTCGAATGATAAATAGTTACTCGCTAGCGTTTGTTGCAGTTGCGAGGGTACTATAGTACCAAACGTAGGGGTTAATGTTCCCATAATTTAAAAGTTTTAATTAGTTAAATTTTTTAGTTTTTACTTTTAGTCTAGACGAATCTACACCACTAATTGATCTTACTTTTAAACCATTTATAAAGACGTTTCCGTCGGCAACTTGCCGTGGCTTGTCACTACTTAGGTTTTTAGAAGAGTCAATAACGTCTTTGACGCCATCAGCTTTTCCTTGTTCGTAAAAATGATTAGCGATTTTATCCGCATTCATTGCAGCGTAAAGTGCTTTATGGTAACCATCTGGATCAGTAACTCTACCTTCTTTATCTATATAATTACTAATAAAGTTATTAATATCTACTTGTGATTGACCGACTTGCTTTGGATTTTGAACTTTGTATCTAAACTTTTTTTCACCTAAACTAAAATCAAAACCTTTGAAATTATCAGTAAATAATTTTTCAGTTTGAGATTTAAAATCCTGAGCTTGTTTTTCAGCCACTCCTTGCTGCTCATTATATCGATTGTAAAAGTCCAAAGCTTTTTGCTGATCTTGAGTAACACCAGGTCTCAACTTGATTTCCTGGTAATATTTATCTTTCATAGCATCAAGCTCTTTGCGGGCTTTTGCAACTTCTTCTTTAAAAGCCAATTGTTTCTTTTTTATATCTCTTGGCTCATCAATTTCTTCATCGTACTTAAACTTATCTTCCATTAGAAAATTAATTTCTTCTAAATTAAGATGAGGTTTAGACGCTTTGTAAAATTCTGTAACTAAAGCTTGATCATCTATTTTAGAGTAATCATGGTTTAGTCTTACATAATCTTCCATCGTACCACCTGTTTCATTCATGAAATCAACAAGTGCTTGTATATTTTCAGGTAAAGGTTTACCTTGTTTAACCGTTTCTTTTACAGCTTCTTCAGCTTCTTCGTAGAGCTCCATTGTTTTTTCATCAAGCTCATCTTCAGTTATTTCTTGTATTGGACTGTCTAGTTTTTCTTCGGAGCCCCGTACTTCTTCAGCCACTTTTTCGCTGTTGCCACTGTCTTTGGGCTCTTCGATAACAACATCGCTATCATTTGTCTCTTGTGTTTGAACGGCATTATCTTCTTTTATTTCAACCTTAATAGGTTCTTCTGTTTTTGTATTAGGATCTTTTGTAAGATCTACTTTTACAGGTTCGTTTGTTTGTTCTGTAAACTTTTTAGGTTTTGATTTTATTTTAAAATCACCTTCTTGTTTGACCTCTACGGCCGCGTTTTCTTCTGACATAATATAATATAATTAAATAATTAAAAATTAACTAGGCTCAAATTGTTCTAACCCAAAACCTCCTAACGAATCATTACCAGCTGATTCAAAGTTTTTTGGTAATTCATCATTTTGGCGTTGAGAGATCATTTCAGACTGTTGCGTTCCAACAATTCTAGCTCGCTCGTCTTTGCGATCTTCTATTTCTTTTTCTTTTTCTTTTTCTACTTGAGATCTTGCTTTAGCTAACTGCATGTTATAACTAAACTCTTCAGCCATTAAGGTTTGTTTTATTTGAGACTCAGTTTGCATTCTTTGTATTTCAAACTGAGACTTAGCTTGCTCTAAAGCTATTTTTTGTTCGTTTATTACTTCTTGCTTTTGTGTTTCAGCTAACGCGGTTTGTTCTGCAAGTTGACCGTTAGCTTGAGCTTGCGCTTGTATGTTAGCTTGTTGTGCTTGCTGATCTCTTTCAGCTTTTAATCTACGTTTTTGTTTTAGCATTTGGTTTGCTAATTTTAAATTACGTATTTGCCTAAGATCAATAGCATCCTCTAAATCAATACCACCAGATTGTAACGCCACTTGTATGTTTTGTTCTAACTGAGCTTTAGCTTCTTCATCTGGTTCTAAATCTAAAAATATACCAAAGTCGTGCAGATTTAAATGCGAAACTTCTTTTAAGGTTTCAACGTTGTACGTAGATATACTTTCCTTTAAAGCTTTAGCAGTCAATGGATAGTTTAATACATCTGATATTTTTTTAGATATATTTTCACAAAGCCTAAGGGTTAAATAAAGACTAGCGTTGTTTATATGTTTTGTAGCTATATTTGATTGTTGAGCTGCTATTTTTTGTAAACCTACCAACGTGTCTTTGTCTGGTAATGTTCCATCTCTAGCTTCATTAAGACCTGTCACATCACGTATCATTTGTATATAATAATTATACGTGTTTACAAGCGCACCAATTTTAGCTTGACCAGCTGATGTTGATAATTCTTGAACAGGAACTTTACCTGCGTTCATTGCTCCGTCTTGCGTTAACGATCTACCAACAACTGAACCAGTTTGAAAATACATATTCAATGCTTCAGCTGGATTATAATTTGTACCATTGCCAAGATCAACTTCCGCAAGTCCGTCCATATCTAGGAATACACCATCAGGTACCATACGTGATATAACTTGCTGTAGCTTTAAATGTGTTAACTGAACCATATCAGCAAAGCCCATAGTCTTAGTGATAAGTGATTCAATTCTACCTTTATACATACGTGGAGCACATATAGCGTAATTCATTTCAACTTTAGTAGTATCAGCCAAAGGTCTTGTCATGTTTTCAGACATTTCCCATTTAAGCATCATGTCTGTACCTAGAACTTTTACACCTTCAAATAAAACCTCAACACTCCTAGAAACTCTAGTAAAATTATCATTTTCTGGCGGATTAAAAGTGTCTGGCTTTTCTAATATTTTCTCTAAACCTTGATCTGTTTCTTTTAATTTAAACACTTGATCCATATATGTTTTATATTCAAAATATAAAACCTGAACAGTGTTTTCGTCGTACGCTCCCCACCCGTATATATAGTTATTGTTACTATATGATTTTTGTATTTTTTCTAATTCAGCATCAGATATATGTGGAAACTGTTTTTTAATTTCAGCAACAGTTAAAGCTTTAACTTCTCCGACATAATATAAATCTTCAAAATTTGGATCTTCTGTATAAGAATAAACCATATAAGAAGGATCGACATAATCTAAAGTTATACCATTGCTTGGGTTAAAATTAGTTTTAGCAGCTGCTATACCTAAAATAACAAGATCTTCATTTAACCTACGTTTTAGTAAATCATACTTGTTTGTAGCTAGAACTTGAGTTATTGCTTCTTCTTCAGCTATTTCTATAGACTGTTTGTAACTAAGCTGCAAGTGCAACTCCATTTCTTCTATAGTTTTAGGCAGGTTTTCTTTTGATACGCTTGTCTTGGATATATCTTGGCCAGTTGTTGATTTTAGTTGATCTATAATATCTTGAGCAAATATATCTTTAGCTAAAGCTTTAGCGTAATTAGTTCTTTTTTTTAAGCTTTCTGGATCTTGAGCATAAGCTTTTATATCGTAATCTTTGTTTGATATACCGTTTACTAATATATCTACAAACTTAGATAGTATAGGTACTGGTTTCCAGTCTAAATTAAGATAAGACAAATCACCGTTAATAGATAATTCATCTTTATATTTTTGAACAGATTGCTCACCTCTAGCATATAATCTACGAGTATGATAATTATTAAATGTAGTTAAATATCTATTACCATTAGTTCTACCTTGAGCAAACCACTCAGACTGTATAGCATCAGCAACTTGTTTACCGTATTTTAAACTCATCTTTTCCTCCAAAGGTACTACCTGATTTGGAAAGGCGCTATTAGCGTTGTAGTTTATTTCCATTTATTTTATAATTTTTGAAACAACTCCGGTGTTAT